TCAAAAACAAATTTACGTCCCCGAGCGGTCCCGTGCCTAGTATTCGCCAGGGCATTTATGGATTGCTTGGTGCCGTTCAGGTAGATACCAAGGAATACGGCCGCGCTCATATTGAACCGTGGCTCTCTCAGCGTATTGTTGTTGATCAAGTCTCAAAAGGATTGTCCGAAGGTGTCCACGAATTTGTCGTACTTAAAAGTCGCCAAATGGCGATCACAACCACATGCGCCATCATTGAGTTATTCTGGGTTCTCGCAAACGCAGGTGTACAAGGCGCAATCATCGCTGATCGAACTGATAATTTGGAGCGTCTTCGGCGAATTTTTGCAGCTTTGCTGGAGACTTTGCCACCTGAGTGGCGGTCGCCTGAACACCGTCTCGTCCAAAATAACCGCAACGGAATGGCATTTGCAAACCGGTCTGTTGTTGATTTGCTCGCAGCTGCGTCCAACCCAGACCTTGGCGCTTCCCGCGCCCTCAACCTCATGCACGCCACCGAGTGCAGCTTGTGGAAATCACTTGCCGGTGTGGAATCACTCAAAGCAAGTTTGGCTCGGATCAACCCCAACCGATTATATATGTGGGAGTCAATAGCGAACGGATTTAATTGGTTTTATAATCATTGTCAGCAAGCAAAAGTCGATCCTAATATGAGATTTATTTTCTGCGGTTTTTGGGCAAATCCAACATATAGTTTAGATAAAGACTCCGATGATTATAAGACATACTGGGACGATGGGAAACTGACCGATGAAGAAATCCAGCGTGCGCGCTATGTCAAACAAAACTACAATTACACCGTCAAACCCGAGCAAATCGCCTGGTGGCGACGAGAGTCAGAATTCAAAGCCGAAGAGTACATGCTACGTCATTTTCCGTGGACAGAAAGGGAGTGTTTCATTGCGAGCGGGAGCGGATTCTTTCCTGCCCAACGCACCCTGGAGATCGGGGAATCTTTGGCAGGTGGGGCTCCCTACAAAGGCTATCGTTACGTTTTCGATGAGAGATTTCTCTCGTCACGAATAGAGCAAGTCGCTCCCAACGAAAAAGAGCTGGTCAACCTGAAAGTCTGGGAAACGCCAGAATCCAACGGCATTTATGTGATCGGGATAGACCCATCCGGTGGGGGCGGTGGCGAATCGGATGATCACGCTGTCCAGGTTCTGCGCTGCTACGCAGATAAAGTCGTACAAGTGGCTGAATTTCAATCCAATAAGCCACTGACATATCAGCTCGCGTGGGTGCTTTGTCATCTTTGCGGGGCCTACCGTGACCATATCGCCAACTTGGAGGTCACAGGCGTCGGGTCCGCGATTATGCCGGAGGTCCGTAATCTGCGCCAATTGGCCGAGCGTTCCCTGCTGCAATCGGATGGCACTACAGGGAACCTGCTGGATATGATTGGGCAGGTCCGTTGGTTCCTGTATAGCCGGCCAGATTCGCTTGGCGGAGCCGGAAATGTCATAAACTGGAAAACTAACTTTGATAATAAACATCAAATATACAGCGAGTTGCGTGACAGCTTGATGTTGCGTCGCATTGAAATTCGCTCTCTGCGGCTGGTTCAACAGTTGCAAGCCATAGTATACGATGACGGTCACATCTCCGCAGGACCAGATACTGGGGAGAATGATGACCTTGTATCCGCGCTAGTTCTAGCGCATCACACATGGATACAATGGCGGCGCGCTGCGCTAGTCGCCCGTAATCTAACGTGGGATAGCGTCCACGGAGAGCGTCCGCCTGCCGATATGGGAAACGTTTTGTCATGGGCTTTTTCGCGTCACATGCAGGGTGTCTACGCTAAGGCACGGGAACAACGTACGAAATTTTAACGGAGGCCACAATGGTACGCTACCGCCGCAGACGCCGCCGGGATGGTTTCCGGCCCCTCTTCGACCTCGACTTCGAGGATGTGGACGATACGCCCGATCCCGATTGGCCGGATGCAATCTGGCTCAACCCGTTCCAGACCACCTACTATCTCGGCCGCGGCCGATTTGGCGACAATAGCCGCCTCCATCGTGGCCTGATGATTGTCCGGGAGCGGGACATCTATGCCGATGTTGAGACCGCAGGCGGAGGCTTCTCCGGCTTCTATGACGGTTATATGGGCTGGTGGCGTCGTCGCCGCCGGGGACGCCGTGAGGGCTACGAGAGGCGTTGATGCCTATCCGGCGGACTTATGGGTGCGAGGAATGCGGGCTCGTCATAGACGTGACCCTAACCATGGACCAATGGGATGAGCCGGCACCAGACTGCCCACGCTGTTCAGGCGGAACGCAGCAGGACTTTAAACCTGTTGCTATCAACGGTTCAGCTTACGCCCGTGCCAGAGGCATTGCGGAAGATATTGCTGAAAAGGACTACAACGTCGCCGACCTCCAATGGCGACGAAATAACGAACAATCTCAGGCTACTCCCCACCGACTCAAAGACGAAACGCCGCAGAGTGTTATGAGTGCAACGGGGAGCAATTGGGGTGTCACAGGTGAGGCGCTACAACAGGCCGTAGCGCTGGGCCGCGAGGTGCGGCTAAAGCACGGTGGATCGGGCCTGGATATGCTACAAAGAGCCCTCAAAGATGGCACGCAGCCAGATTTGATCGAAGCAAGCAAACGCCGGGCTATGAAAGTCTGGTAGAGGAGGCCACAGATGAATGGTTGGGATGATGATCGCCGTCGTGGCGATTGGGACGATCGCCGACGCGGTGAGTCCTGGGAACGCATGGGCGGCATTGACCGCGTGCTCGACCGTGCCCTTCAGCTCACACGAGAGCTGTACCGCTTGATCCAATCGGCCGAGGCCGGCGTGGATGATGTGGTGCGTGACCTCAAGCGAGCTGAAGGTGTCCATCGCGAAGCCGAGCGCTTCGAGCGCCGCGGTGAGGCGCTGGAGCGCAAAGAGGAAGCGATTGAGCGTGAGGCTCTGCGCGACCTGACCGGCGGCCGGCGACGCGGTGATTTTGACGACCGCGGCCGTGGGCGCGATATGGGCCGCCCCGGCAATGCTCCCGGAGCGCGCTATTAAGTGCTAACTATACCCACGAAAGCTGACGAACTCGCGCAGTTCAGTCAGGAAATGGTGGACGAGTGTATGGGTTCTTCGAGCGATCGAGGAATGATATACACTCGCGCCACCCAATATTATTATATGGGAAGTTATGACGCTAGAGCGGCTATCTATAATAAATGTAAGGGATTTATTGATAGGCTGGCAGGTTTTCTTATGCAGCCTACAGATGTGCGCTTTAATATTACCTTCGATCGAACTGAACCCAAGGATATTCTCGCCCGCGCTCAAATCGTCGCTGAGAAACTTACAGCCGATTTTAAACAGTCAGATAGTGATGTCATCTTTGCTGACGCTGTTACTTGGTCGCTTGTTAATGGATGCCAATTGATCAAAGCTTTGCCGGTGGAAATGGGTTTTCATCTATACCCGGTCCACCCGCAAAACTTTGGTGTACTAACTGAAAGTATTCTGTCGTTAGATGATCAGGAAGCATTCTGCCATGTGACATTTCCGACTGTCACGCGCCTGAAGCATCAGCTTTTGGAAAGCAAACATCCGAGAGCCGACGAAATTATCAAGAGAGTATTAGAAGCGAGACAGCATGAGAAGGACGAGGAAGAGCCGACTTACCTGCATCAAATGGTTGTTGGCGGTCTCCAGCCACTTGGGAATACCGGAGATGCACCATCTGCGGCGGGCATTGTGCAAGTGTTCCCGGTGCCCACACCATGGCGTCCCCAAAGACGCTTCTCACCCACTGTACGACACTGCGAATTATGGGTAAGAGATGGCGATAGAGACGGAGACTGGACCACAATCCAACTCATTTACCCAGACATCGTTATTGAAGGAGATTATGCAAGACGAAACCTCTCTCGTATACCTGGGAAACATTCTTTTATCAAAGTACAACCTTCGCCTACACCGGGATATTTCTGGGGACGTTCGTATATTGCGGATGTGCAAATGATGCAAGACGTTTTAAATAAACGTCTGCGCGATATCAAGGTTATGTGGGACAGGAATGTCGCTTCACCTCAAGTGTTTTCTGGCTTTAGCTCGGTAACGGAGGAACAGTATTATAAAATCATATCGGAAGGCGGGTTTATTAATGACCCAAACCCCAACGCCAAAGCCTCCAAGCTCATGGACCCTCCGCCACCAGGAGCTGTTGAGGAAATTGAGTTCCTGCTTAAACTGTTCGATGAGGCAGGCGGATTTTCTGCAATCATGGGAGGCCAAGGGGAGCCTGGGGTGCGCGCCGGAGTGCACGCACAAACCCTTGTGCGAACGAGCAGTCCGCATCTCATTGATCAAGCTTCTCTAATTGAACGCCAGCTCGCAGAGTGCGGCTACCTCTGCGTCAAGCTCATGCAAGCCCAAGACCCGAGTGTCTATGAAACTCAGGAAGGACAAGAGTTCCACCTCATTGATCTCCCTCCCGGCAACATGCAGGTGCAGGTTGACAGCCATAGTGCGAGCCCCGCATTTGCCGAGGATAATCGCCAGACCGCGATCGCGTTGGCGCGGGCAGGGGCGATCGACTCGGAAGACCTTATCCACATGCTGCATCCGCCTGGAGCCGAGCTATTACTTGCGCGCTTGAGACAGCGTCAAGAGGAACAGGGCAAAGCCGCGCAAGCCCACGAGCAAAAAGAGATGGCTCTCCAGCTGATTACCGGCAAATCGTCCAAGCGCAGCAGTGGCGGAGGCGGCAAGGGCGGTGGTGCCAGCAAGATGGCTGCGTCAATAATCGGCTTCCTGGCCATGCTGGCCGGGCTAGGTGGCATGTTCGGTTGATACGGTGTAAACTTACACCACCCAATCGTTCCCGCCGTGCTCGCACGGAGATTGGGTGCGCGTAGCGTGGGGGCTGGGATCGCCGGCCTCCACGTTAACCCGAGGTCACCATGGCTTTTACGGATTCTGGCGCAGGCAGCCCAGCGGACACGGAAGACGAGGATTCCAGTGGCACTCCGCCGGAAGGTCAGGAGGGTGGCCGAGGACGGGGCACGCCGCCCGAGCCGCACGGCGGGCCGATACTCGCGGCGCTACAGCGCCAAGCGATGGGGCCACAGGCAAGTGCGCCCGGTCCGGGGAATACGGCAGATAGCTTGGGTAAGTTAAAAATAGCGACTGACCTATTGCAGGTTGCCCTGAACGGATTTGAAGAGGGTTCGAAACAGTATAAGGACGTAAAGCGCGCATTGGACGAACTCACTCCGCATTTGCCAGAAATGGGCAACGCATCTGGATTGGAGCAAACGCACCTGACAGATTTGTTGCGGCGAGCTAAACAGAATCCGGTGTTGCAGGCAATCTCCGGCCTGATGGGCGAGAAGCGACAAGGCCCGCAGCCGCCGATGCCGAGCACACCATTACCAGGAGCATGACACAGTGGCACAGAATCGCAGCTACGATCCGCCGATCACCACGCCGCCGGAAACGCCTCCTCGAACCGTCCTGCAAGTGGATACTCAGAGCGAGGTTAGTGAGTGGGGAGCTATCCCCTCCATTGTTCCTAAGCCTGAAGGTGGCGTTCCACTACAGCCGCGGATCATTGGCAAGACTAACAACAATTAAAATCCGGGAGGTGTACCATGGCGGACCTGGTTCTATTCCGGGGTGAGCACGGTCAGTATATCGCCGTCAACCCCGATCTTGTCGCTACCGTGCGCGTGCAGCGTCGTGACGATCCCTTCGTGCTGATTGGCTTCGAAGACAAGGACAACTGCGTTGAAGTCGAAAGCGAGTTCTTCGAGGTCGTTCGTCGTCTTCGCAACCCCCGCGACGAAAAGCAGGAAATCGAGGAGCGAGCCGCGGTCGAGCCGCGCGAGCGACACCGCGAGGAGCGCCGCGACGACCGTAAGGACCGACGCTAATGCCGCGCGAAATTTCGGACGAAGAGTATAACTATCTGCAAAATCGCCGGCAGATTGCCGACGTAGCAGATATGTTGTGGAACGATCCGCAGCTCGGCCCCGAGACCAAAGCGCTTCTGAAAAAGAAGATGCCGAATGTCAGCATACCCGACCATGACATTCGCACAGAAATCCGCGCTGAATTCGCTGAGCGAGATCGCAAGACGAATGAAGAGCGCGAGGCGGCGCGCGTCGCAAATGAAGATGCGTACTGGAAGGATCAGCGCAAAAAGACACAAGACAAGTTCGGCATCCCAGAAGACAAGATGAAGGACATGGAAAAGTGGATGTACGAAAACAATGTCGGTTCGTACGAGGTTGCTGCTACCTACCATGCTGCGCAGAATCCTAAGCCATCTGAGCCGGCCGGCTACAAAGACCCGTATTGGCACCACGAGAAATCCGATCTGTTCAAGGAAATCGCCAAAGACCCGGAAGAGTGGGGTCGCAATCAGATCATAGATGCGATCCGCGCTGACGGTGCACGGCGGAATCAGTTTTGAGTAGGTCACCAAAGTTCGAAGGCAACCCTGGGAGTTGGAGGGAATCTTTTTGGAACCAAGGACGACCAAGCGATTTAGGCGTCGCCCGTTTCAGACAGAACCCCTATCCGCGCCTCGTAACAACGCTGCAAGCAAACAGATGGTGGGATTTTGCAGGTTCCAGAATGAGTTCAATACCCTTGATCTACCGCCGTGGCCGTGGAATCCACCGGTAGGTTGGCCTTGGAATTTATGGCGGTGAGCTATGGCTTCTTTTGGTATTAAAAACTGTGAGGTATGTGGAGCCGAATTTCTCAGAACCGGCAGTAGGCATAGATATTGCAGTAAAAAATGTCAGAACATCGGACAATCAACAATAGTAGAATCTAAAAAAGAACGCCATATTTGTAAGCGTTGTGGTTCCCAGTTTCATGATAGACATAATAAGAACCGCATTTATTGCTCGGCAATATGTCGAGATATAGATCGCCCTACAGCTAATAAAAGATTTATAGATCAAGCTGGTTACGTTGTTTTTAAACTTAACAGAAAACGCACTTTGGAACACCGTTATATTATGGAACAAAAACTAGGCCGCAAGCTTCTTCCGTGGCCGCAGGAGTCCGTACATCACATAGATGGTAACAAAAGTAACAATCATCCTGACAACCTGGAGCTTAGGCAAGGTAATCACGGGATCAACAGACGCGTCGGGGACAATCCGTGGATTCCGCCTCTACAGGCGATGCTGCCTGGAACCTGTGTCTACGACGATCTGACATAAAGGAGCCACAAAAATGCCAATTTTGGGGGCCGGCCTAATCCCCTCAGGGCCAATCGGTTTAGAGTTAGAAGCCACAGTTCGCCGCGTTTTTGCCCAAATGGTCGTGGTGCTAATTTACCGGCAAAATCCGCTGCTTGCCTTATTGTTACGGAACGCTATTCGGGCGTCTGGCGGAGTTTCACCATACACGCAGCCCGTGCAAACAGGACAATATGTGCAGTCTAGTTGGATCGGCCCGGCCGGCCAGTTTAACATTCCGCCCGATGTCGCGGCGACAGTTAACGCAGAGTTTAACATATGTGCTCTAGCCACCCCAGTTACGAGTTTTGGCTTAGAACAGCTCGTTACTCAGGACGCTATAGCCGTTGCTTCACGTCTAATGCTGAAATTGAACGATTTAAAGAACTCCGCTTTAGCGGCCCTGAGTACAGCTTTGTTCACTTCTTCCACAGTGGGCGGGGTTCCCAATCCTCTGCGGATGTTCGGTCTTTTAGACGCATATGGCAACGCGCAAACCGTTCCGATCTTCGGCGGGTTATCCCGAGAAGTATACCCCCTCTGGTCTGGTCTCGTGGTTCCCAACGCGGGGGAGGTACTTACTCGCGCGCGTTTTATCCCATTCCTGCTGAAAGCAGCGAAACACGCTGGTGGTGAAGCCCTCGATTTCGTTGTTATGTCGATCGAGGATTGGACCTCCTTAATGACGGATTTTATCCATGTCGAGCGATATAATAACGACCCAAGCTCCAGATGGGGAAAAGACGACCCGGTTAATTCCGGTTTCAGGGGGTTATTACTCGGAGATACCCCAATCTTCTTCGATCTCAACTGCCCGCGCGGTCTCGCAATCGGGTTTAACTCTAAGTATATCACCCTTGTTATCCACGAGGACGCAAATTTCGCGTGGACCGGATGGTACTCCACAATCCCACAAGGGCAAATTGCCAGTGTGGGCCTCTCACTTACCGCTCTCCAGCTGGTGTGCTCCAAGCCCGCCACCGGGATTCTTATCCACGATATCGACGGTGGAAGCCCAGGATTCCCACCCGCGCCTCCGCCCGGAATTCAGTCCCGAGCCGAACTCGGTGGAGGAACATCAGGGACACTCCCCTAAATGATCGGAAACGCCCGTGCTCTCAAGGTACGTTGTCGAGCTGCAAAATCTGCTCAATGATCAGAACGGGCAATTTTACCCGATACCTACGCTTACGAATTACATCAACCGCTCCCGGCGGCGAATTGCCTGGACATCTGGGTGCATTCGCGTTCTCCCGCCGGGGGTGCTCACTCACCCACAGCAGGAGGTCTATCCGTTCCGAAACTGGCTCAGCCTTTGCCAGGGTATTCACCCTCAAATTGGGGGTGTGTTTGCTTGTAGGTCGGTGGCAGTTTCCATCGGCCCAGGAGGTTGGAAACCAGTATGGAGAAGGACTGTTTGGACGGACTTTCAGAGTCGCTTCCGCATCTTCAACGGCACGTGGTATGGGACTATTTCGGAGCCGGGTTGGTGGGCGCAGTACGGGGAAGGCTCGGTTGGATCGATATATCTTGCACCCATCCCCGCGCAAGAGCTGCCCATGGAGGTGGACCTGACGTGCACGCCGATGCCTCTGCTGACCGACAACGACGCGGAGATCATTCCCGATCCCTGGACCGACGCGGTGGTGTGGTGGGCCGCGGTGCTCGCGCTCTTACAGCAGCAGAGACCCCGCGACGCAACAGGTATGGTGCAGGCATTCGCACTTGAGATGCCGTTCTGTGCCAGCGTGGTGTGTCCGCAAATGATTCAGAATACTTATGGCGCGATGATACGGAGCGCGTGATGGCCGGCCTCGACATGGACGCCGCCGAGGCTGCGCGTCAGGTCGCCGCTCAGCGTACACGCCGGTCAGTTGGTCCCAGCCCGGCCCAACCTCGCGATATTCCAGAGTCTCACCGCACGTGGGGCAATTTATCACAAGCTGTTGCTTCTCAATATCCTCCAGTAATGCCACCTAATCCTCAAGAAACTACAAAGCAATGGCTTCATCGCAGTTTACAGGATTATCCGTATGATCGGGTTTTTAATATGTTGCCGGCGGAGGCCGGAATTTTATCTGTTCGAAAACGTGCTATTCAACCTATTTACGGAAAAGAACCATATTACTATGGAGGTGTTAGACACGATATGCTG